TGGCTGTAAACATACCAATGCGTAGCTTCTCAAACGTACAGCCTTCCATTCTCCAACGGCGAACATTCGTATTGTCGCCAAACTTAATGCCATGATTTTCTGGAAGGCTATCCGAATCTAATGAATTGCCGCCAAATACGTGGACGTTATTCATTACAAAATCATTGATATACCCAAGCGAATCGTCGTGGGTCACTAATATTGTGACATCGCCTGTGCTAGTGTTACGAGAGTCAATGTATAAAGACTCAAGAGTGACACTGCTAGACGTTACTCGTAGACCTTGCGATACGGTGTTAATGTCAAATCGCAGAATAGATGTTGGGCCATCGCCAAAAATGCGGCATGGACTATCTACTCGCACTTGAGTGTCATCAATTAAGTAAGTACCAGAGGGTACATATAGCAAACCGTTTGCTGCCGCATTGACAGCATTTTGAAATGCAGTGCTATCGTCTGTAGTGCCGTTACCTACTGCGCCAAAGTCTTTTATGTTGACTGGCGCGTCGGCAATCATGCGGTTGTGTGCTTTCGTTAATGCCATATCAGCCTCTCAGTTTTGCCATTACCATCTTAATGGCGACAGTAGTGGGGATAATAGTTTTGTACCAAGGCCAGAATTCATGGCCCAACTCTTGCATGTCTTCACGCTCGACCCAAGTCTTTGTCCAGTTATCAATGTACATATCGCCGTAACGCAGTATAGCATGACCGCCGTTCTTGGTATTGCAGCCACATATCTCAGCTTGGAAGGTAATCAGTAGCCACCAGAATCTGAACCATGACTCACGACAGATAATGTAATACAGGACAGACAGCGCATAGTCCTCGCAGTCACCCCGGTATATACCCTCATCGTTGGGCTTGATAACGAACCACATATCCCGACCTTTGGGATCGTACTTGTAGTCGTATAAGCTGTTGAAGTTAGTTAGGGTCATTTAGCTACCCATCCAGTGTTGCCTGTGCCAGATTCTTTGACATATAGAGTGGTTGACGCACCGCCATCTGTTCGAGTGTACAGTGAGCCTACAGAAGCCGATACGGAGCCTTCTGGCGTACCTGCGCCGCTTGTCCAAAATACAACTGCGCTTCCGGTCCCTGCGTGAAACTTATCACTGTAGACAGCAGAATATCTAGCTGATGCCGTACCAAGTTGATAAGCATTTGTAGGGTTTGGTCGCAAACTGTTCGTATATGCTAATAACCTAGCAGTGCCACCAACACTTATGCCTAAAACATCCGACGCCGCGCTGTAAAATCCTGTATTTACATCATCACCAATCGTTATTGCGGGCAATGCACCCGTACCCGACTCCATTGTGTTCAGCTTATCTACATTAAAAATGGCAACATCTTGAACAAGTCCAGTGTATCCAGCAGAAGGCCAGTTATATATGGCAGTGCCGTTTACAATAGTGTTGCCAAGTACGGCGGCATTGATTGGCGATGCTGTAGTACGATCAATATCTATATCAGCGGCATATCTATCAGCAGAGTTAGAACGGAAAGTGTTACCTATAATGTTTAGTACCCTTAGCTCGCTAATTGCTATCCCCTTGCCCACTCCGGGATAGGTAAGATCGCTTCGACCAACATCTATAGAAAATCTATTGTTTGTAATAGATATAAATCTATTTTCGTAGTTAGCATGGTTTCCTACATTTAAAGCCACATGGTCTGGGTGTAAAGAAGTAAAGAAGTTACTACTTACGTGTAATCCATCTATACGCTGAATAAACACCATGTCAGTCTCTTCAGCCTCAACAGGCTGAACATTGCCAGACGTTTCTAGTTTCTGGTTGTGTATTAAATTACTTTCAATATGTATATCCGCATAACTTGGCACTGTATTTGCCAGAATAGTGCTGGCCTTCAAATTAATAGGCGGAACATCAAATCTATAAAAAATATTGTTAGTAATAAAAATATTGTTAATGTTCGTGCCGCTTCCAAGAGCCTCTTGACCGTGTATCGCGCCAACTCCTGTAGAAGAATTGCCCATGCCAAAGAAGCGACATTCAGTGATATAACTTTCTCGCATACTTTGATTAATATATATCGCCGCACCTTTAATGTTTACAAACTGACATCGGCTAATCTTTATGGCTTGAATACCTCTTACAAATCCAGCGTTGTAAGTAACTGCATCGGTGTAAATACAATTAGCTGTTAAAGTTGGAGTATCTTCTGCATAAGAAAGACTTGTGTCGTTAAAGAATAAATCCTCTATCGTGATATTGTCACTGGACAACACAAAAGTGTTTGATCCCGCTGTGGGTAATATTTTGGTATCAAAACCCTCACCGAATACGTGTTGGTTATAGTTTAGTTTTACGCTAGTTATTTTGTATGTCCCATTGGGGAAAAACACCAAATCACCAGCGTTCAGCGCCGCCTGTATAGCCGCAGTATCATCTGTCACGCCATCGCCAACAGCTCCAAAGTCCTTGACGCTAACGCTTTCTCGTAGCTTGGTCTGTACTGTGGTCTGTACTGCGCCAGTGCCAGCGGGTGTGTAGGTGACGTTGTTAGCATCAGCCGTGCCGATATCTGCTACTCGTTGAACAAGAACTTCAATACTTGCGTTGCTAGGCGGTGCTTCAGTAAAAGTAAGAGCAGTTCCTACAACTGTATAGGTATCGTCTTCTTGATAAATACCATCAATAAAAATAGTAATAGCTGCTGAAGTAGTTATACTTGCTGATAAGGTAAAACCTGTAGTTGAACCGTCGCCTGTAAACTGTTGGGAAGTAGAGGTATTTACCGTGCTGTCTAGTTCTTCAATAGCAGCTTGTACATCTGTAGCTGTAATTGAACCAGCAGGAGTAAATGTAACATCTTCGGCAGTTGATACGGGATCTACAAATGTAACGTCATAATCTGTATTAGATGCTTTAGAAAGAACTTGTCCTGTTGTACCGCCAGCAGGAACACCGCCAAGAACTGATGAAGCGCCTGAGAAGTCTACTACTCCCGTCGCTGTTAAGTTATCTGTAGTTACTGTTCCTGTAAATGTAGGACTAGCTGTGTCTGATTTGGAGTTAACAGCAGTAGCAATGTTGTCAAACTCTGTTTCAAACTCTGAACCGCGAATAATCTTTCCAGAATCACCAGAGGGTAGCGTATCTTTAGCTGCAAAGTCTGTAGTTTTAGTATAGTTTGACATTTAATTTTCCTATTGCAGAAAAAGAAAAGAAAGGAAAAGGGGCCATTGCTGACCCCCTAGTGTACTTATGCGTCGTAGACAGCAAGTACAAGACCAGCTTCAGGACGGTATACCTGAACGCCATACAGAGTGTCAGCAGTGTACAGAGTTGAGAGGTACTCCTGCTTGTACTGAGTCTGTGAACGTACAGACATCTGCTCTGCGTGTACAATAGCGTCCTTCTGCATAAGGATACAACCACGTACATTAGTCTCAAGAGTTGGGCAGTTAGATGAAACGTAAACGTCTACACCGTAAAGGTTGCCGATAAGACCAGTGTTAACAGTCTGTCCTGATACGAAGTCAGAAGACGAGAACCGCTCAGTGCCCATGATTGTGTTACGTACTACTGGAGGAACAACAATGCATCGTCCGTCCATTGGTACGTCAGCATCATCAAGAAGCTGAATAGCTTGACGGAAACCTGCGTCAGTGAAGTTGTCACCAGCGGCTACGTCATGTGCGCCACCGTTAGCATCAAACAAACTTAATGGAGTACCACCTGTTGCGGCGGCATCAAAGAAGTATGAGTTGCTATTTTCCCAATCAGCGCCAGAAGGTGCAGCAAGGTCAAGAGTACCGTCACCAAAGCCAGTAGCAGCATTCATAAGGTCAGTGTCAACCTTAAGTGCTAACTGGTAACCAGCGTCTTCAGTGTAGAACTGACGGAGGCTGTTAAGTGCTTGTACTTCTACGATGTCTTCGATGAAACGTGAGTATTCAAAGTGACGATCAACAGAGATCTGCAATTCACCTTCTACGTTTGCTTGGATGTTGACAGCAGTGTCAGCAACCTTAGCAGAAGCAGCGCCACGAATAGGCTTAGGAATGTGAATTACATCGCCCTTCTTACCTGTCATTGGCAGCTTCTTAACAAGCGGAGCCATCTTCAGGTTCTTTTGATATGCAGCAATTACTTCGTCACTCCAGATTTCTGGAATGAAAGTAGCAGCAGCAGTTTTGTTGACGATACTTCCGCCGCCAACCGTACCGGGATAAGTTTGAGTAGCCATGATAATCTCCTAGATTATTTTACGCGACCCTCCGCATACGCTGCCATAATCTCATCGGCTAATGCTGTATAACGGTCTGGGTCTGTTCTCATAAGTTTAATAATATCGGCCCGTCGATATACTTTCTTCCTAGTCCCTTCACCACTGCCTCGTGCATTGCCTGTATTAGCTGCCTTGAGTTGTTGCTTACGTGCCTGTTTTTCAACATCGGCGGTTTGTTGAGTCACTGCTTTACGTTCTTTCCAGAGTGTAAACAGTTCGTCAGCAGAGTCAGCATCGTACCCTTGGTCAGCGGCTACAAACAATTGAGTCCTAATCTTTGAAGCTTTAATCCACTCAGCAAACTTGGGATCCGCTAGGATATCTTGCATGTCTGGGTGTTTAGTATTAAGAGTAGCCAATGCAGCTTGTTGCTTATACTGCGATGAATACTGTTCTGCT